AGTTTTGGAGTAACCCGCTTGGGAAGGACTCTAATCCTGTTCCACTTCTCCATAAATTCTCTAGCAAATTCAGGATCTCGTCGCCTTCTTTCTTGAACCTTCTGAGAGCCCAGTCTTCCCCAGGATACTCTGTCAAATCTGAAGTGAGTGTTGACGTAGTCAAACCCACCAGATCCCCCTTTTCTCAGATTCATACAAAGAGGATCTTTCCGATGAAGTTCTACTGCCTCATCTTCTTTCTTCCAGGCTTCCTCCTGAGTTTCAAACTCGAAGAGAATTTCTTTCTTAAAACTTGCTGGACCATACTTTGCAACGGCTCGTATGATGTAAGTACCAGAACCAAGATACTCATCATTTGGGTTATCAGTCTTATGAACACCCAAGTAGAACTTGCCGTTGACCAAATTCACTGTTTTGTATACAGTGTATATCATGAACCCTCCTGTACCCTCTACTTGGATACTGGAAGTCACGAAAGAGCCACCTGTCAGGATTGAACTGACGACCTCGTCCTTACCAAGGACGCGCTCTACCAACTGAGCTAAGGCGGCACTACTTCTAAACTCTGGAGCCTTGGGAGGGACTCGAACCCCCGTTGTGTTATAGCAGATTACAGATCTGCTGCTGTCGCCGCTGAGCCACCAAGGCTAGTCTCGTGACTTGAATCCTTTGTTGCATAGGACTCTTATCAGATGTTAACTTACAGTCTCCATTTACTGCATTTCTTCCTCTTCCCCAGTTTAGTGCTTTGTACGTTGGAGTGATCGCATGACAACATGGACAGAGCAATAACACGTTATCCGGAGAGTTATCCTTCCAATCTCCATTCTCGTGTTCTAGTTCAATAGGTGCAATTCCAGTTACCAGATTGACTTCACACCATCCACAACGCTGACATTTATTTCCAAACAAGTGAATGAGAGCTCGCTTAGTCCTTCCGTGAGTTTCTTCCTTTGGAGATAGCGTTCTTTCCAGCCAACGCTTAATCCAAATTGAAAGTTCGTAGCTGCTCTTACATTTGTTAGAGCAGTAAGTATTAGCAGATTTGATACCAGTTCCACAACCAGGACAAAACTTTACGACCTTTTCTGGTTTCTTCTTCACCAACCCCAGTTTGGTCAGATGATATCGGACATTGGTTTGACTTGCACCTTTGCACCTAGTTGTTCCGCTATCTTCCAACTGCTAAATCCTGCTGTCCACAACCGAGTTAGCTCAACTATATCCATACCCAGATTCCTAAAGTCGGAAAACAGGTGAGCTATGGAGCACCCCATCGGATTCGAACCGATGTCCACTGAGTACGAAACAGTGATCCTAAACCAACTAGACGAGAGGTGCATACTACAAAACTTTGGTGGACGAGAATGGTCTTGAACCATCCACCTTTCCCTTATCAGGGGAATGCTCTACCACATGAGCTACTCGTCCATTTTGACTCCCAAAAACACGAATGCCGCCCTTATTCTGGCGGCAGATCATACGAGATTTTGTTGTTCTCTTACTCTCGCAGACTCCCACCGCCACCCGTTTGGGTGCATGTAATGGTGATGCTAGTTTGCAACGTCTGCTTCATGATTTGATGATACCTCAACTTTTCCCATTCCGGGAAATTATTTTGCTTCCCCAAACTGGAGACTCATTACTTCTCCTGCCAGAAAGGGTGGCGCCAGCACAACTGCTTCAAACAAGATTTGAGAAGTGTGTCCTTTGTGTTCAGCTACAAACGATTCCAAATCAGCATTGACAACTGTCTCTCTATGAGAAGAACATCTCTCACAAGATACACTCATAATCTGGAACTCTACATCCATAGCATTCTTTCGAGATTGTTCTACCCTCATGATCAGAGGAACGGTTAGGCTTCGTTTTCCTGACCAAACCAGGTGTTGATCTTGTTTTCGACATACCCATCACTGACGAGGAACGGATGGTGAATCACAGTCACTGTGAGAGTGGGTTCGACATACTCGAATTTCACTTTGCAGCCCATCTTATCAATGTTTCCGCTGTCACCCACCAACTGAACACCTTCGTTGGTTAGATCTATGCGAATCTTTTCAAGCTGCTGACGATTCAGTGTGAAGGTTTGAACTGTCTGTGGCATGTGATCTCCTTCAGTGATGTAATACTCATCTTATTGCTTCTGCAGAAAGTTACATTAGGGTACTTCTCAACATTCGTTCTCGCTCCCGTCTAGAATGCTGAGCCTCAGATAGTTTAGCACGAACTTTCGTTGATCTCAAAGCAGTGCCTGCGTTTTCTAGACGCTTCGAGGACTCCTTGAAATTTGAACTATGATAGTAACAAACCGGAGAACAGAATAACCGACTATTTCTTTTGGAGAATGGTACGGAAAAAGGTCTGCTGCATATAAGGCAAATCTTAGTTAGTGGTGGATTGCCAACTCCTTTTTTGGCATCACTTATCCTTTTACCCATCAATTTTCTAGTATCAGCGTTGGCAGGATTTGCATGCCATGATCTACGAGTAGTACTCAGTAGTTGACGAGTTGCTTCAGAATGAGGTCCAGTGAATCCCTCACCACCCTTACAAATGTTGTAGCCGTATTCAGGATCTCGAGATCTAAGGAACTCTATAAATTCCTTCTCTCTTTGATCCAGTTCTTCCCTGGTTTCAATATCTGAAAGAAGAGCGTGAATGCTCCACAAGGAGGGATCTGGGTACTTCCTCATCGAATTGTAGAGATAGGATCTTCCGTTTCTTTGATGGCGAGCATCCCAAAATTTACCCTTGAGATAGGCTTTCAAATCCTTTCCCTTGTGCTGACCTACATAGTATTTCCCAGTGACGTGATTCACTATCAAATAGATGAACATTTCTTCAACCTCTAATGAGAGGTAAGAAGTCAGGAAACGCGGGCACTAACCTAAATTCAGAATCGTTAGAGTGTCGGTGCCCATCTCCCAGGCAGTGTCAATACGAGGAGCCAACAGGCCCCTGGCCTTCGTGATTACTCCAGGTGGCAAATAGGCGCCAGTATCATCCACCAGAGCCACATCAGAGTAACAATCCGGATTGAGAGTGTAGGATGTCTGAGTGGAATCGGTCCAGGTGAGGACAGCGCCGGTTGCCGGCGGAACTGTGAAAGTCACTGTGGCGATTGTGGTTACTGGAGCAGGAGCAGTCGTTGGAGTAAAGTGAGCTCCACTTGCTTGGCCAACCCAGATGTGACTGGCATCTGGAGATCCAGTGATCGCTCCAAAGATCATCACTCCGCCAACCTGACCAATGATGTTGGCATGTGCTCCCGTGGAAGCCTGAATCACCTCTTCGTTGGCAGTGAATATACCACTCGTGATCGAGCCATAGGCCATCGTCGAACTGTAGGTGGAGAACGTGTAATCAGTTCCCTCAGTGAGTTGAACACCACCAGCATAGATTACAACAGTTCCTGATACCACAGGAGCCGCGAACTGGTAGAACGTGTTGGTCCCATTTCCTGTTCCGAACGATGTGCTGTACTCCACCTTGAATGCCGCAGGCAGAGCAGCGAACTGCAATGAACTGAGAATCATGCCAAAGTCAATCGGAAATGACTGACCCACATTCTTACCCAGGGCTGTCAACTGCGTCTCCGGAAGGGTCTGATCATAAAATGGCGACTGTGTGAACGTGGTCTCCCAAGTTCCGGTGTCTGTGTTGTGGACATAGATTCTCAAGAAGTCCGTGATCGAATTGAGAATCGACTCCATGCTAAGACTCTCGGTCTGAATGGTGGTGAAATTCAGTCCAATGTGAGCAGGCTTATTCAAGTCGATCGCAGTGTACAAATTTGAAGTGATCTGCTGAATCTGGTTGATGTTGACGATGTTGATTTCAAGATCGGAGGGATTGCCGCTTCCGTAGTTGATGGACACAACGATCCCATTGTGATCGGTCATGTTGTATCCATCGCCAACCTTCTTGTAGAGTTCGACGACCGTGATCATCTTCCCAGTGTAGGCTTCAATGATCTCAGCAATGGCTATCGCAGTCGAACCTTGCTGGTAAGCAGGGATCAGGTTGACGATCATCTGCTTGTAGTCAAGGTCATACTGGGTGCTTCCTGGATACCCGCTGCTGATGAACAGAGGAGTAGCAAACCTGCGCTTGATGTCTGGAGGAGTCAGGTATTCAGGATTCTTGGCCACGATGTCATATGCAGTCATGTACTCCAGTCGCGCAAGTTCGATGGCGACCGCTCTCTGAACATGACCCCACAGATTGTCGTCGTTCCTTGAAATGTAGAAGTTGGCAACAGCCGACATGAGGGCATTGAAACGAGCATCCTCGTATCGTAGCAGATCCTCACGGGTTCGGAGGTACGCAATATCGGCCTGGAATGCCATTAGCTCCCCACAATGTAGTCAATCGTGATGTTTCCTGGTGACAGATACTCAGTGGAGGACGTGGTGATATCCTTGGCCCCTTCTTCGTTCCACACCTGATAGGTCACTCTGTACGAGTTGGAGTTGGCTGAGTTCTGATAGGTCGGAATGCGGATCCATACATCACCAGCAGCCGAGATGAAGAACGACTGATCAATTCTTCCCTGGAATTCGGTGAGGCTGAACGTCCGAGTGTAGGACTCACTCTCGTAGAGGAAACCCACATAGGCATTGGCCGTTCCTCCAGAGTTCAGCGTGCTGTTCTGAAGGATGGCATAGGCCACGTACACTCGATTTCCCATGGATACCCAAGGAGTGTTGCTGGGAATCAGGAAGCCAATGTCGTAGGCTCCGTCAGACTTAGCACACTTCGTGATAGGAATCTGAACACCAGTCACTCCAGGCTGGGACCTTACCTGCTGAACAAGCAGCGATTGGTCCAGGTCAGTCTGAGAGTTGTTGAGGACTATTCCAATAGCCGAACGCACCAGGTTGTCGACAGTATCCTGGGTTGCTGTTGGACTGATGGTCACGGTCATCGTGATATCCACCGGGCTGGCGACCATCGCCTTCACGAGCACGTCTGCATCAGCGTGCTTGCTTGTCGCCAAAGTGGCCGCAAGTTGATCTACCCAGGTTGGAATCTGAGTACTGACCGCGAAGACCTCTGATGCATAGTAGGAAATGAACAGAGGATAGGTCGTTCCTCCAGTGAGGAAGGGCATCGTCGAACTTCCGCCAGACTTAGCTGTAATCGAAGTCTGGCCAGAGGTGTGATCGACAGTCAGAATGAAGTCACGATTTTCCTGCAAGACTGTCCAGATTGGAACTGAAGTGGTTCCGCTATTCCACACCACCTTGATGTATCTGCTGGTGAGAGGCACCGGCGGAGTCGCATTGATCAGTGAAACATCACTGGTTAGAGTGGTGAGTCCGTAGGAGTTCGGCAACCAGGTGTTGTAGATGAAACCAGACTGAGTTAAATACGAGGGAACTGTTCCTGTCAAAGTGATGGTGTCAGTGTAGAAGTTGACCTTCTCGGTCAGGATGAACTTGTAGTATGTCACCACAACCGATGGGCTTCCGTTCAGGGGAATGCCAGACTGATTCAATATGTTCAGGCCAACCAACTGCAAGTTGTACTGTTCATAAGGACCAGCAGAAGTGATCGTGTAGTCCACTCCAAAAACATAGGGTGGCCCAACAGGATCGTAAGCATTGACAACCGTGAATCCCTTGGGAGGAGAAATGGCCCCGGTGCTGGGGTCTATCATCATCACCATGTTGCTGTCGATCAGTAAGCTGGTGATTGGAGAGACGTAGACAAGCGTAACCTGCTGAACTGCCGACTGAGTGCTGTCTACCTGCACCGCATCACCCGCCGCGTTGGATCCTCCAGCGAGTAGAAAGTCCTGTGTATGGATAAGTTCAATGTTCGAAGGATCGATGACTCCAGTTTGAGGTCCTGTCACTGAATTGATGCTCAGCAACGGCTGCGAAGGAGGATTGTAGAAAATGTCCTCATGGTAGCGACCTGTCAGAATATAATTGGCATTGCCTGAGGCCATTACTCCTGTGATGAAAGCTCCATTAGTCTGAGTTCCAGGGACTTGAACTCCATTCACTAGAGTGTATGTCAGTTCTGCTGGGTTGACAAAGATGGAAGCCGTCAATCCAGCTGGATTGTTGTAAACTTGAGCAGTTTGAACTCCCAAATACACCATTCTGCCCAAACTTGTTGCTGAAAGACTCAGAACCATGTAAAGTGGACTTGGTAGACTATTCACACTGAACTTGATGGAACTTGAGTTGCTCAGCAGATTCAATGTCAGAGATCCGGTCTCAGAGTAGTTGTACACCACATTGTTGATCTGTTCAGAGAAGGAAGTCCCACGAGTGTAGATGTCAACACAGCCAAATATGTGCTTACCTGACCTCTTGATGATGAGTCCTGAATCGGAAATATCCGCCGGCAGCCAGTCGCGAAGCATCTCGTCATCTCCGGCAGCGACAACCATGGCTTGAACAATTCCTGGTGTTTGAATGGCAGTTCCCCAGTACCCGTATCGGGTACCAGTGTCAACTCCAACAATCTTCTTGTTCTTGATGCGCTCTGCGAAACGAGAGTTGAGTTCCGTGTCTACTGCAGGAGAAGTTCCACTTTGATTGATGCAGGACATTCCCTGGGGCACGCCAGAAACTGTCTGACGGATAGCTCCAGCACCAATTGTGCCCACACTTCCTGCTGTCTGACAGACCACCGAAATATCGACTGACCACCAACCCTTTGTGGCGTTGTAGAGACTATCAGCGTATCTCGGATCGATTGAGGCACTTCCCTGAGTGGTGAAGTTCACTGATGCCGTGGAACTATCAGCCAGGGTTGCTACAACGGCTCCCTGCTGAATGCTGATCAAGGTGGTGGGACGGACATAGGTGAAGAAGGTCACTGTTCCAGCAGAGTATGTGGGACCTCCTCTAGTTAGACCCGCGTCTTCACCGGCCACATCGAAGGCATGGTCGATGTATGACTGGATGTCTGTGCTGTTAAGACCGAAGGCCGCCGCCAGCTGCTGTTTCACAGAAGAGTCAGAAACTGGGTCACTGTATCCATTCCCATTGGCATTGTCAATCTGAGCCAAGGCTGAAATGCTCTGGCAGCACAGAGCATACCACTGCCTGACCGACATGTTGCTGATCTCAACAGCGAACGGGTCGATGAAGAGGTCACGATTCTCTGAACGAGGAGTGAGGTCCAAATCAGGGTAGATTCTGATGATCTGAGAAATCATCCTCTGGGCAACGTCCTCTTTCCTCTGAAGCGCAAGGAAATCAGTCGGGTTGACTGCCTTCAGGTTAACAAAGCCACAAGTGATCGGTCCGACCTGCTGAGATTCATAAATCTGGTTCGAAGTGGGATCCTGCAGGATCGTAGAAGCCACTGCGTAGAAGATATCAGCATTGACGTAGGACTGAGCAATCGAGACTGAGTCAAAAGTCGTAGTCGTGAAGTTCTCTGTGACTGTGTAACTGAGGGTGTAATTTCCAGTTATGAGGCCTGGAGTGTTGACCATCGCGGATTCTAGACTGCTGGTCTGAACATTTGCGGATCGAGTCACGCTATTGACCAGATCTCCCACTTGAGCATATGGAACGGTGATGCCAGTAGGATCAGTGCTGATCTGAATCCGAACCCCGAGAAGATTGTTGTAGGGAGGAGTTACCCACTCGAGTACACAGGATTGTTGCTGCTTGTAGCAACGGAAACCAGAAGGAGGAGAAATGCGAACAGCCAGGTTGATGTCGTTGTAAAAGACAAGGTAGAACTGAATTGAAGAATCGGCGGTGCCAGTACTCAGCACGAGGACTTGAGAAGGAGTCGTGATCTGTTGAACAGGTAGATTTCCGGCCCAAAGAAGAGTCGTTGCCCCGGTTGGCGTGAAGACAGCCTTGCTAGTCACTCCTGTCCAGTAATCAGTGGCTGTAGGAGCACCTGTAATGGTCTTCAGGTACATTGCTGTGCTGGCGTTGAGGATAGTTCCATCAATGACAGCGGTCGCCCCGGTGCTGTGTTGAACGACAGCTTCATTCACGAGGAAGGAGGTCGTGCTGGTCACTGAGCCAGGAACTTCAAGATCCAACGGAAATACCTGACTATATGCCTGAACAACCACATTGTTCGTTCCATTCGCAGTCTGCACCAAAAATGGGAGAGAAGCGACATCAACCGACAGCGTACTGTTGGCAACAATGTTCGGTGATAGGATAGTCAAGCTCATGGGGTGTTGTTCGCTCTCAGGGTGAAATTGATGTTTTGCAGTGACGATGCTTTCTGGTTAGAGGTAACTGCAATTGACACTCTGACCAGATTTGGATTGTTCGGATCTTGCTGAGCAGAAATGCCATTGATCGCTACAAGAGTCTCTCCGTTATCCAAATGTTGAATGGTTGCTTGTGACCTTTGAATGTTCTGCATGTTGGTCAGAGCATTCGTGACCTCTTGACTGATATCGGTGTCTGTGATGTTCACACCAAACTTCTTGCCGATGTAGTCCTTGATGTGACACACAAGCTGAGGATAGAACCCACAAGTCGACGTGAGGATCCACTTCAGGCTGCGCTGTATGAGTTTGTCCTGTCCCCAAATATGGAGCAGGCCACCAGAATTTTGAATGTGCAAATCATTGACGTGCGAAGTTCCATTGCAGCGCAAACAGAAATCCACAAATGTTCGGTACGAAACTTCCAGCAGAGGCTGAGATAGACGAACCTCCTGTTTGAACATGATCTTGAAGAAAGGTTCGTCAAGAGAAAGAGTATCCGGATCTTTGAGAACCTGCCAGCCGTACAAGTTATGATTCTGAGGAACTGCAACTCCGCCTATGAACACCTTGATCTGACTGGCACCATTCAAAGGAGCTCTCATGCTCATGTTTGGATCAGCCGCCAGCAGAAAGGTCCGATAATCAAACGGACTTACGGCATACCTCTCCAGGGATTGAAGATGGTCACAACCTGCCGACTTGATGGAGAGGTCATAGCTCATGTTGTTGTCGTAGGACTCTGATAAGTGCGGTTGGAAATTGCCAGTTCCCAAGGAGTTGGAGGATCCATCTGATTGACCCGGAATCTCGCCACTCCTTGGTACAGATCTGTCGTGTCCTGAACCAACACCGCCTGGTATTGGGGTTGAGAAAACATGTTTTCCAGGTTCTGTAGCTGAGTTGTAGTTTCTGTCGCCGCGCCATTGGCGTCCTGGGCATCATCCTCATTCATCTCTATAAGAGTTCTCACATGGTTCATGGAGAACACGCCGTCATCTTGACGATTGAGAGTGTGCTGAAAGTTGTCCTTGATGGTAGACACAGTCACCATGGGAGCATGGTCATTTCTGTAGGCATACGAGAAGTGACCATTGGGACCGGGCTTCCACGAATCTTTCTGGAATGTGGGAGTCAGAGGCTCCTCATGAAACTCTGCATAGTACTGCTCTAGCAGACCGGCTGTCTTTCTAAACTGCTGAGCACGCATCTGATGATGCTGCTGGATCGGAGTGAAGTTGGCCGCCTTCTTGTTTACCCAGCTTTCAAACGCAACTTTCTGGCTGTGAGACAAATGGCCCAGGAAATTGAAAGGAGGTCCGATGTTTGCATACGAAGTCGACAATCAAGCCTCCATTATCCAACGAAATAGCTGACCGTTACCGAGAAATAGTAGAAGAAGCTGCGGGTGGTGCCATTGTCTACAATGGTCACTTGGAATCCGACACCGAAGGAAGAATCATTGACGATTGCCGGCGTGAGTGCTGCACCCCACATGTCATTTCCTCCGCCAAATCCCACCACTGTTGGAGAACTCTGATTGTAGAGGCCAG